TCTGGCTCCTGGTCTACTTGTGTGGGTGTAGATGTTGATATTACTAAACAAGGTGGCAGATGACACAGTTTAGGACACTTCCTCCTTTTGGTGGAGATCAGCGAGCTGTCGCAGAGATAGTGCGAGGCATCATGGACGGCAAGACCAATAATACTGGCTCTGTTACGTTGGCTACTGGTGGCGCTACTAGCACGACAATCTACAATGAGCGTATAGGCTACGATAGTGTAATTCTATTAACTCCTACTGCATTGGTATCGTCAACATCTTATGTTCCGTATGGTGCATTCCAAGACGATACAGATCAGACTATTGCAAGCACGACAACTGCTTATCCAATGACGTATAACACTTTAGATTATGCGTTAGGCGTGTCTGTGGTTAGCGGGTCAAGGGTAACTGTAGCTTATTCTGGCTTATGGAATATTCAATTTAGCTCACAGTTTTCAAATACAGACTCTCAAATTCAGGACGTTAGTATCTGGTTTAGACAGAACGGTGTAAACGTACCTAAATCAAATAGCGAATTCAGTATTAGTAACAGACATGGCTCTACCGATGGCGGCTTAATTGCAGCGCTTAATTTCTTTTTACCAATGGCTAAAAATGATTACGTTGAGATTATGTGGCGTGCAAGCAATACATCAGTATCAATGCAGAATATTCCTGCTCAAACAAGCCCTACAAGGCCAGCAACGCCATCTGTGATTTTTACGATACAACACGTTTCCTCTAATGGATACACAACAAACACATTTGAAGACCCATATATCAGTTCAACGTCACAAGGTAGCGCTGTTATTTCACACGCAGCAAATGTAGTTGCAGGGAGAACCTACGATTATGTTATTGTTGGCTAATGGAAACTAAATACATTACTCCGCAAGAGCTAAGGTCGTGGTGGCCTTCCGTTAGACCAGGACTAGAAAATGTTAAGACAAAAAGCCCTGAAGATTGGATTGTTGAGGATGTATATGTAGATTGCTATAACGGTAGATCGATGCTTTGGGCATTGATTGATAACAGTAGAGTTATAGGGTATTGGGTATTACAGCCAGATGGCGATAAATTGCACGTTTGGGCTGGTTGGTCGTTAGAAAATAGACATGATAACCTTGAAAATGGATTAAAATACATAAAAGAGGTAGCACGTCAAGGTGGCGCAAAATATATAACATTTTCTAGTCATCGAAAAGGCTGGATTAAGAGGGCTAAGAGTCTTGGATTTAGCCCTAGACTATGGATAAGTGAGGTTTAATTATGGGTGGCCCATCTGCTGGTAGTAGCTTTACTCCTACGGAGACAATGCTTGATCCTAAACTACGTCCTAAAGTAGATTTAGCATTAAGTGAGGCAGAAAGACTTTATAACACAGGTGGCCCTGCTTATTACAGCGGGGATACTTACGTTAAGCCTAGTACAAACACTCAGATAGCTTTGCAGTTAGCGCAGAATCGAGCTGCTGCTGGTAATCCATTATTGGGTGAGGCTCAAGGCACTGTTAGTAGTTTGATGGCTACTCAAAGTCCTTACGAATCACAATATGCTAGCAGAGCAGGTCAGACTAGCGGCTATGGTTCTGTATTCGATCAGATCGGTCAAGCTCAAAGCCCGTATCAACAGCAATTCTCTAATCTAGCTCAAAACTCTTACGTTGATCCTAATCAATCCTTTTATGAGGGGATGCGTGGCGGTGCAATGCAGAATGAGGCATTAGCTGGAACTCGTGCAACGTCACAAGGCGCTTACCTTGGTGGTAGTCCATACCTTGAGGGCGCATTAAGCCAGGCTAATCGTTTATCGGCTGAATCACTGCAAGAAGGCATACGTGGCCTACAAAGCAAGACATCAATGGCTGGTCGCTATGGTTCTGGTGCAGAGCAACAATTAGCTGGCAAGATGACTGATGCTGCTGCTAGGGCATTGGCTGAACAGAATCAACAAGCCTACCTGCAAAACTACCAGCAAGAGCGTGGTTTGCAAGAACAAGCATTGCAATCGCTTGGCGGTCTGTCGCAACAAAGTTTTGCCAATCAACTTACAGGCGCTCAAGGTCTTGGCACTGCTGCACAGCAAGCATATGCTAATCAGATGGGTGCTACTCAAGCAGCTCAGAATGTTTACGGCTCTGATCTTGCTAATCGTATGGCTGCTGCACAAGCAGGTCAGAATGTCTACCAGAGTGACTACGCTAACCAAATGGCTGCATTAGCTGGCGCTCAAGGCGTAAGAGGCGAGGATATAGCTACACGTATGGCTGCTGCTGGTATGGCTCCTGGCCTTGCTGCTGCTGATTACGCTGATATTGATAGGTTGCTTGCTGCTGGTCAAGTTGGTGAAGGCTACACGGCTGCTCAACAAGCTGCTGATAAAGAGCGTTACGATTACACAGCCAATCTTCCGTATGCAAGTTTGGAAAAATTTGGTTCATTTATCACTGGCTTACCGCGTGGTGGTATTACAACAGAATACGTTGCGCCTACAACAGAAGCAGAAAAAGCAGCCGCTGCCGCTAGAAATACAACAGGTGGCAGTAGCTACTTAGATTACATTCGTTAAAGGAATTATTATGGCTGATCCAATTACTGCTGCTGCGCTACTATCTGCTGCTGGCTCTACGGCTGCTGTAGCGGCTCCTGCGACTGCGACATTGGGATTGGGTGCATTAGGCGCTGGTGCTGGTGCGCTTGGCACTATGGGTGCTGTAGCGGCTAATCCACTGGTAGGAGCAATGGCAAGTGGCGCATTGGGTACTAGCTTACTTGGAACCGCTGCAAATGCTGCCGCTGGTCAGGCTGCAACTATTATTCCTACTCAAGCGTTTCCTGCTGCTCTATCGTCAGCTAATCCTGCATTTGTTGGGCCACAGACATTTATGGGGCCACAAGCGCCTACATTCATGCAGTCTGCTATTAACACAGGTCAAAACATTCAAGGATTGATGAGTGAGAATCCTGCACTAACTAGCGTGGCTAAACAAGCTGCTAGTGGGATGATGCAGCCTCCACCACCACCACAAGTATTGCAAGCACCACCAATTCAAAGCGGTCAATTCGCTCCTGTAGACTTTATGAGCTTACTTAGCCAAAAGTCACCACAGATGCAGCGTCGCACTTCATTGTTAGGATAATTATGGCAACTCAACAAGAACTTGATGAGCTTTATAATGCTTTCCCATCGTCAAAGCCTACTGGGTTGACTGGATTTGCTCAGAATATCTTTGGCGCGGTTCCTACTTACTACGAGGGATTGCTTGGCCCTGCTGAGACACAAGCACTGCAAAAGAGATCAACCAATCAAGGTTTGTTAGGTGCTGCTATTAGCTTGCTAGGTGGTATGGGTACTCGTGGCACTACTGCTGCACAAAACATCGCTGGTGCGCTTGGTGGTGGCATACAAGCCTCTCAAGGAGCTATTCAACAAGGTCTGACTAACTATCAAATGCAGCAGCAATTAGCACAAGCTAAGATTGCTCAAGATCAAGCTGCATCATTACGTGCTGACGTTGCTAAAGTAATGCAAATGCCAGAGGTTCGGAATAATCCTGCATTGATTGCTTCGTTGCGTGCTGATCCTGCTAAGACTTTGGCGTGGATTAACGAAAACATGGCTGTTAGCCAAGCATATCAACCACAAGCTCCACAACAACAAGCTCCACAAGCACCAGGCGCAGAAACGTCTATGGTTGAGCCTCCACCGCAAGCTGGAATGCTGCCACCTGTAGAAGTAACGGCAACAAGGTCTAAAGCAGAAACAGAGATAAATAGACTATATACAGCTAATCAGCGTCTTACTGGATTGCCAGGCAAGACTGCACAAGATGCCATTAAGAGTAACCTAGATCAAATTGCGGCACTTGAAAAGCAATTGATGAAAGAGAACGTATCTAACTTTGATTTCAATAGTATCAAAGGTACTGTATCTCCTGATCTATTGCCACAAGTTAATAACTTACAGCGTCTTGCTGAAACAGGTCAGATTACGACAAAAGACTTGCAGGATGGTCTTAAAGATATTCAGAAATCTGATTTTGAGTTTAAGAATAATCAGCGTGATTACAACAAAGAGGCTGTGCGAGTTGCCGGCGCTATGTTCCCAGGCGTTGCCATTAATTCTCTTAATGCTCAGCAACTTGGTCAACTGCAAAATAGACTTGATACGCTTGACATTGCTAAACGTAGAGCCGGTGCTACTACGATCAATATGCCTAGCGAATCAGAGCGTACTGCTGGATACTTAATAAGCCGCGCTCAAAATTCAGCAAATCAATTACAAACTGCAATCGGAAAAACTCCTAGCGCAGCATCACCTGATTTTGCTGCTGAATTAATTAAAAATGTAACTGGTTCAGATTATCTTAAAAATTTAGCAAACCCTGAAGCGCGTCAACAAGTTGAAGCAGCACAACTTGATATGTTAGATGCTTTTTTAACGCTTGGAACTGGCGCTGCTTACACTCGTGAACAGCTAGAGGGTTATAGAAAATCTTATTTCCCGCAATTGAATGACAAACCAAAAACAATTGCAGATAAAGCTCAGCGACTTAAGAACTTAATTGACGCTGGAATGATTAAAGCAGGTAGAGCTGCACCAACAACAATTCCTCAAATTGATCCTTATGCTGCTGCAGTACAAGAGCTTGAACGTAGAAAGGGCCAGTAATGGATTTATCTAAAATATCTAGTAAAGACCTAGAGTACATTAAGGCTAACAAGTTAGATAAAGTATCGACTGCTGGCCTTCAAGCCTTTGTAGAAGCTACAGGTGGGTCTAATGCTCCGCAAGCATCTGTAGTGGCTCCTGTTGAGTATTCTCCGATGGCTGAAGCTGTTCGATCTGCTGCTGGCGGTGCTACGTTTCAGTTTGCTGATGAGTTAGAGGCTGCATTACGTACAGGCTCAATTAGTAGCGCAGAATACACGAAGCTACGAGATCAACTTAGAGGACAGCAAGGTCAGTTTAAGCAGGACTATCCAAAGACTTCTATCGGTACTGAACTAGCCGGTGGTCTTGCTATGCCTATAGGTGCAGCATTAAAGCCTGTGACTCGTGGCGCTGGATTGGTTGGTGATGTTGCGCTTGGTACTGGCATGGGGGCATTAACTGGCGCAGGTATGGCTCAAGAGCAATCTGACATCCCAGGGCAAGCTGTCGTAGGTGGCTTGTTTGGTGGTGGTGTAACTGCTGGCCTAAGTGGTGCAGGTAGATTGCTTGCGCCTAATATCCGTCCTGAAGCTGCTGCGTTACGTCAACAAGGTATCCCATTAACGCCTGGCGCTGCATTTGGTGGTCGTATCCAGCAAGTCGAGCAAGCTGCCGAAAGTCTGCCTATTATTGGTCGCGTAGTAAGTGGTGCGCGTGAGCAACAATACGAAAAATTTAACACTGCTGCCTACAATAAGGTTCTTAGAAACCTTAATCCTAGTCTCAAGGTTCCTGAAACTGCTGTAGGTAGAGATGCTTACCGTTTCGTTGAGGATGCCATTGGAGCGCAATATCAGGCTGTAGTGCCAAAGTTACGCATTGAGTATAGTCCGCGTGTAGATCAAGCATTTGAGGCTGTTAAGAATCGTTATGCAAAAGGTAAACTGCCACCTAGCCTACAGAAAGAATTTGCTGGCTATGTTGATGCGTTAAAGTCTGACTTCAGTGCTAATCAAGTATTGCCAGGCACTAGAGCGCAAGCTATTAAGCAAGATTTAGGTGAAATGGCTAATTCTTACTCTACGGCTCAAGGGTCTGAGAGACTGTTAGCTAATGCTTATCGTGATCTTCAGGGTTTATACATGAACCTAATGAAGAACCAGAATCCTAAGTACGCTAAAGATTTAAACAAAGCAGACACAGCGTTTAAAGATTTTGTGCGTGTACAGACTGCAATGGCAAAGACTCGCGGAGAAGAAGGTATATTTACTCCGGCTCAGTTAGAGGCTGCTGTACGTCAAACTGATAGGTCTGCACGTAAAGGTGCGTTTGCTCGCGGCGCTGCTCCGATGCAAGAGTTATCCGGTACGGCTACGTCAGTCTTAGGCTCTAAGGTTCCTGATAGCGGTACGGCTGCGCGTGGAATGACAGGTGCGCTATTAACAGGCGGTGCTACTTATGTCGATCCAATGATGGGTGCATTAACAGGATTAGCTACACTGCCATATTATAAATACGGTGAGAAAGCTATGTTTGCGCCAAGAAACGAAACATTTGCTGAGGCTGTACAAAGAGCTAGAACCGCATCACCATTTGCAGTGCCTGGGCTACTAGGCTTGACTCAATAGGATTAAATTATGGCAAAGACAAAGATTAGTGAATTCAATACCGATCCAGCGCTAAATACTGACATTGACAGTATTAACATTGCGGAAGGTTGCGCTCCTAGCGGCATTAATAATGCTATTCGTGAGCTTATGTCGCAACTCAAAAACCAGCAGTCTGGTACAGATGGCGATAGCTTTACTGTTGGCGGTAATCTTACTGTTTTGGCCCAAGGTGATGTCAGACTATCGGATGCTGACTCATCTAATTATGTTGCATTGCAAGCACCTACTACGTTAGCTGCAAACTATACGCTAACAATGCCTACGGCTGATGGCACAAGCAGCCAAGCTATTAAAACAGATGGCGCTGGCACATTGTCGTTTGGTAGTTGCGTTTCAACTGTAGGCTGGACAGGCGGTATTGTATCTGTAGCTACAGCAACAACTACTCCTGCGCTTACTGTTGCAGGTACGTCTGGTGGTATCCCATATTTTAGTAGTGGTTCAACATGGACATCATCTAGTGCATTAACTGCAAACGCTATTGTTGTCGGTGGTGGTGCTGGAGCTGCTCCTGCTACGGTTACTACTGGAACTGGCGTAGTTACTGCTCTAGGCGTTAATACAGGCTCCGCAGGTGCTTTTGTGGTCAATGGAGAGCTAATACCGGCAACAAATGGTGGCACTGGCTTAACTACTCCTGGTACTAGCGGCAACTTCCTGCAATCAAATGGGTCAACATGGATTAGTACAGCAGTTACACCTAGTATTTCATTAGTTGTTTCTAGCAGAACATCTAATACAATATTAGGGTCGTCTGATAACAGTACGTTGATTAATGTAACAAGTGGAACTTTTACGCAGACAATATCTGCTGTTTCAGGTTTAGCTGCTGGTTGGTATTGTTATTATAGGAATACTGGCACTGGTGTAGTTACAATTGATCCTAATAGCTCTGAGCTTATTGGTGGAGCAACTACTGCTGTCTGTAATCCTGGTGACATTTGGCTAATTCAATCTACTGGCACTGCGTTTCTTCTTAGTCGTTTAGCTGGTTCTAATTCTGTTGTTTATACATCTGGAACTAATACATTTACTGTACCTGCTGGCGTTTATCGCGTTTATGTTGAATGTTGGGGTGGTGGTGGATCAGCATCACAAGCTCAAGGAGCTGGAGGTGGTGGCTATGTTGCTGGATGGATAAATACAACTCCTGGAAGTACTATAACTGGAGTTGTTGGAGCTGGTGGCGTGGTTGGTGTTCCTCCTCCATCAAGCCCTGGCGGTTCTGGTAATGACACCACATTCTCTACATTTACTGCTGGTGGTGGACAATATGGTAGTGCAAATGCAACAGGTGGATCAGCATCTGGTGGAACTATTAACATAGTTGGTGGTAATGGTTCATCAATGTCAACGAATGTTTATGTTACTGCATTTGCATCAGGTGGATCAGCACCAAATGGAGGCTCTGGATTTTCTGGTATTACTGGTGGTAATGGCGCAATACCTGGCGGTGGTGCTGGATGTGGTTCTGGTAGCACGGGATCGTTTACAGGTGGCAGAGGTCAAATTAATGTTTGGTGGGTATGATTATGTCAGACATCAATCCACAGGAATTCGGCGCATTGCAAGCAGATGTTAAGACATTAACTTCTGAGATACATTTACTCCGCAAAGAGATGGCTGATGTAACTGCTATGCTTAACCAAGGTAAAGGTGGTCTATACACGATCATCTTTGCTGCTGGCGCACTTGGCTCCGTTATTACTTTAAGCGTTAAAAAAATATTCGGAGATTAAAATCGACCCGCTAACTATCGGCGCAGCAGTTGCCATTGCTAAAACTGCTGTTGCCGGAGTTAAAGAGCTAATCTCTCTAGGCCACGAAATCCAAGATTGCTATCACGATATAGCAACATTCTTCGATAAGCAAACAGAAGTAGAACTTGCTGTCATCGAGCAAAAAAAGCAGAAGATACAGGCTGCTAAAGAAGGCAGACGTAGTGCTACCGCAGAGGCGTTGGAAGCTACCTTTGCACATAGAGAGATGATACGGCTAGAAAAAGAGCTTAAAGAGGCTCTAATCTACGGTAGCCAGGAGTCAGGTCTATACGACGAGATGTGTCAGCGTCGAGATGCAATTATCCTAGAACGAAAACAAGAGATCGAAGATGCTGAACGCGAGGAGCGTATGCGTCTGGCTGAAATACGTCGTAAGAAAGAACAAAAAATACAGAATATTCAGGAATGGTTAGCGGTAGTGCTAGGCGTTTCTATTAGTAGTTTCGTAATGTATGCAATATGGTGGATGTTTAAAAACGGGGGTAAAGACTAATGATGACCTTAATTACTACGCTAATCTCTTTTCTATCTGGTGGCTTACCTAAGTTACTGGACTTCTTTCAAGATAAGCAAGATAAGAAGCATGAGTTAGCACTTGCTCAATTGCAAATGGCGCAGCAGCTAGAGATGGCTAACAAGGGTTTTGAGGCTCAAGCGCACATTGAGGACATAAAGACTGAGCAGATAGGCATTCAGACGCAAGCAGATGAGCGCATAGCGTTGTATTCTCACGACATTGAGATTGGTAAAGGTGCATCGCAGTGGGTTGTTAATGCTCGCGCTATGGTTCGCCCTACGATTACTTACGGTCTATTTTTATTGCTAGTTGCTATTGACATTGCTGGTGTTTGGTATGCCTGGACGCAAGACGCTCCGTTTAAGGAGATGATGGCGCTAGTTTGGGATGACGACACGCAAACTATTTGGGCTTCCGTAATTTCATTCTGGTTCGGCACACAGGCATTTAACAAGAAATGAAAGTAAGCGACAAGGCACTTAAAACCATAATCCACCATGAGGGTGTTAGATATAAGCCATATCTTTGCCCTGCTGGTTTATGGACTGTTGGTGTAGGCCACGTTTTATATCCCAAACAGGGACTATTGCCAGTAGCAGATAGAGGCTCTATAGGGCTTCGTATTGAGGACTTTAGACAGTTTACTAAGGATGAGGTAGATGCGATTCTTAAAGCAGACTTGCAGCGTTTTGAGCGAGGCGTACTACGTTATTGCCCTAGTCTTATTACTCAAGGGCAATTCGATTCTTTGGTCAGTTTTAGCTTTAATGTCGGTTTAGGTACTTTACAGCGGAGTACGTTGCGCCAAAAACACAACCGTGGTGACTTTGATGGTGCTGGTAGTGAATTCATGAAATATACACGTGGCGGTGGTAAGGTTCTCAAGGGTTTAGTTAATCGTCGTAAAGATGAAAGAGCAATGTATGGTTACTAAGAAGATACCGCAAGACTGTATGCCGATGTGTCAATCATGCGCTTTCTTTGATCGTGAGAAGAATGATGATGTCGGGCTTTGCAGACGCTATCCTCCATCTATGTTCTTTCTTGGCGATGATGATTTTGAGAGTTTATTCCCAATTACCGGAAAAAGTGAATGGTGCGGTGAATTTAAAAGGCAGGTGTCATAATGACTCACCACGTAACAGATGAGGAATTTATATCGGCATGGAACTCATGCGGCTCAGTTACTAAAGTAGCTGATATTTTGGGCATTAACCACAGATTTGTTAATCGCAAGCGTAGAGACATCGAAAAGCGGCAAGGTGTCCAGTTGCTTGCCACTGCTAAAAACAGCCCTGATTTCAATGTAACTTTGCCAGCTAACGGAGTTCGAGTTAATGTTGGATTGGAATCAGGCGTTGTTATCGTTGGCTCAGATGCTCACTACTGGCCTGGAATCATCTCCACAGCTCACAGGGCCTTTGTAGTGGCTGTTAAAGAGCTAAGCCCTAAGATGGTCATTATGAACGGTGATGCGTTTGACGGGGCTAATATCTCTCGTCATCCGCGTACAGGTTGGGAAGCCAGACCAAGCGTTAAACAGGAGCTAGAGGCTTGCAGAGATCGTATCTGTGAGATCGAGGATGCTGCTGGCAATGCCAAACTGCACTGGACATGGGGCAATCACGATATTCGCTGGAATAGCAGACTGTCCTCACAGGCTCCTGAGTTTGAGGGTATCCACGGCATGAACTTGACGGATCACTTCCCGCGTTGGAAGTTTTCTACTTCGGTGATGGTAAATGACCATACTCAAATCAAGCATCGCAACTATAACGGAGTTCATGCTGCTTATAACGCTGTTGTTAAGTCTGGCGTGTCTACAGTTAATGGTCATCTACACTCTCTTAAAGTCACTCCTTGGACTGATCTGACAGGTACTCGCTACGGTGTTGATACAGGCTCTCTAGCCGACGTATGGGGCGCTCAATTTGAATACACAGAGGACGGTACTAGAAACCATCGCAGCGGCTTTGTCGTGCTGACATTTTACGAAGGCAAGCTACTGCCTCCGGAGATGTTAGATGTCATTGATGAGGATAAAGGTCTTGTGTGCTTTCGAGGGCAGGTGATCGCGGTTTAATCCAGCTCGATGTCCAATCAGCCTTAACTGGTTGGAGTTTAGCCCTGCGTTTAGCTAGGAATAGGTATTTCTTGTCTATATCCTGGTTAAGTCTATTACGTGCTATTTGCGCTCTTTCTTTTGATGTAAGAGGCGCAGGTCTAGCAGCATCGTTATAGTTGCCAATGCAAAACACAGGCACATAGACTTCTTTTATCTCTTTCTGCTCTTTTATCCAGCTATCAATGTAGACGAGCTTGATCTTGCGTAAATGCTTGATATAGCCTTTCATCCATTTATTAGAGATAAAGAACTGCTTTTCTATCTCCGTGTATGTTGATGGTGTCTCAAGTATTTTGAGCAACTTAGCCATTCTTATTTCTGATGGCTTTGTGTTGTATTTCATCTCATTCATCTTTGACGAATACTCCGTTGCAATTTAGAAAACCTTTGCGGTCTTTAATTTCTGCATAAGCGTCTTGCAAGCAGTGAACGATAGATATGTCTTTGATAGCGCAGTAGATTATCAGAGTTACCAGTACATCTCCGACACCATCCTTAATTGCTGGCATATCGTCTTTGATCTCAGCGTCGCATAGCTCACCTAGCTCACTCACAGTTTTCATGAGTTGAGTGCTGGCTTCGGCATTGGGAATGATTCCGCGAGCTTCTGCCCATCGAATTACGTCAAGCTCTAGTGATGTCCACATTATTTACATATCCTTTTCTTTGCGTCTTTAAAGTTAGACTCGAACATCCAGCCTACACATTGCTTGTCAATGTCTGGCGATGTGACTGACGCTACTCCTTCAGTGAATCCACGGTGATATTCGTGTTGCAGTCTGTTCATAACACCTAAACCGATGCCAGGTACAGACGCTACGACCACAATCAATATCATTCCCCAGCGCATAGCTGCCTAATCTTTTTGATATCAATACCAAAAGTCTCATGCACTCGCAGGATGATTTCTGCTGACGGAACGATCTTTTTATTGCGAATCTTTGACAGTGTAGAGATGCCGATACCCATGTGTAAAGCAATGGCTCGATCATTCTTAAAACCGTGGTTTTTAATCAAATAGTCTAACAATTCCATTTTTATCCTTTATAAGTAGTGCAGGGTCACCAGTTCGAGAATACATGAAGGAGAATCTGGCCCCTGCTGCCGGTGTTACTCGCCACTACCGGCTAGGCGTGCAAACATCAAAAAGGCACGTCGGAAATATCGTCATCCGTAAACTTTTCCTGCTTTACTGCTGGTTTTGCTTCCTTCAACTTAAATGAGCAGCTCATAAACTTGCCAGACTTACCTTCTTTTAGCCAAGCTGATACATAGACTGCGTTGCCGTTTAAGTCTTTGCCGTCGCCTGAGTAATCAGGATGATTGTCTGATTGCTTTTGTTGATTCTTGAAAAGTGAAAAGCTGCCTGGTTTTGGATCGTATGCCATAAATTTACCTTTATCGTGTAGTAAGTTTCTTAATTGCACTGCGTTGCTTGCTATCAAACAAAGACCAAAGAGCTGTTTTGCTGTCTGCGTCTAAGCCTAATTCATTGATGTAATCGACTGCACCTTGCACGTCATTTTTTGTGAGCAATGAAATAGCCTCTACGCCGATGCTGCGGATAGTTTCTTGATCTTCTGCCGACATAGATTGAAACACGTCAACTGTAATCGGTTTAGCTGACATAGGCTCGCTAGAATCGATTGCATCGTGTTCGACTATCTCAAGTGCTGTGACGTATAGATAACGGCGGCTATAGGTCTCTACGGCCCCTAGATTCTGTATTGGGTGGCAACCTTTAAGCTGCGCTTCTGCCATTGGGCTAGTAAACGTCACGCAACCACCATTCTCAGTATCAATGATGCGTAGAGTAGCCAGCTCAGTACCAAACGAAACGACAGGGCAAAGTTTTAACTCAAAGAAAATAGATTGTATAGCTGGCAAAAAGTCGCCAAGCTCAAAGTATTTATATCCTGCAAACTTGTTGTGGCCTGACTTTTTTAGCTCTGTGTGCTGCAATTTAATACGGGCTTTTTGCAGTTTTTCGTAGACTAGCCATTGCTGCTGTTCTTCTTGCTCTTGTTGCTGGCGCATGATTATTTACCTTTATTTGAATTTTTTAGCGATGACAGTATTGAGTGTCCGAAGGTTCGATACAGTTTGAACTTCTTTAGCCTTAATCTGCTCCTTGCGAATACGGTCAAAAGTCTTAGCCACATTTGTCTTGCTAGAGTGAACATATTTAAACCTTGGGTCTAAGATTGATTTGGTATCGTTCATTTCTCTCCTTATTGAATGTAAGAAACTAAAAGATACCCTGCAATCAATAAAACTGCAATTACTTTCGGATGCCTTGCAAGCCAATCATCGGTAACTAAAAGTTTCATTGTTGTTCTTCTTTCATCTTCATAAAGTTAGCAGTTGTATAAGGTACGCCAATCGTTGTTGCTTTGCGCTGAACATCCCACAAGTGATTGATAAACTGTCCTAGATGATTAAACTCAGTGCCTAGCTCCTCATTGATCTGATCCAGAGCTATCTTCATTCCTGCTTCAATTCCTTCAGAGTAAGTCACTTTTCATTCCTCCAAAAAACCATTTATCGAATTTTGCATTATCGGATGATTCGCTTGCTTCTCTTGCTGCTACCCAAAGTGCGTCTGCCTCATCTTCTTGATACGCTGCCAGGCAAACTAACAGGTCATCTAGTTCTTCAATCATCTCTGTCTCCGTCGTTGGTATGACTGAACTATAGCGACATACGTTATTCGCTGCAAGAAATACTTTTCTATGAATATTTGTTCATCGATAGCAACAATCAATGACACAAAACTAGAAACTTGTATATTATTTAGCTGTCTACCCGCCTAATTAGGGTTTTTTAAGCGGGGGCAAAATAGCACAAATAGCGTAAATAGCAGTAGCAAGCAGGACTTTTGTCAGTTTTGTCA